TGGGACCCCTATCTTCTAAGGTCCCTTTATTAGGGCCTTGTCAACGTTACTGTCTGGGAGGAGTGTATGCCTACGTCAACCACTTGTATTCCGGACTCGACAACAAACTCGAGTTCCTATGTCTACCGTGATCGATCATGGACCAACACTGCCAACTACCGTAACGTCCTTCGTGACGATCGCCCGGTGAATTCTTACGCCGATGACCGTCGCTATATGACTCAGGGAGTTTATAGCGGCGCAACCGGTACAAATAATTCTACGGGTGTAGTCACAGTCTATGCAAATAGTGGTTTCGTCTATAGTGGCACAGACTTGCTAAGTAAGTATAATGCTTACTTTAATGCGAGCTCCTTTGCTACGAAAGCAGGAATTGCTTATAATGGCATGCTTGTTCAGTTGCTTGGTAAAGTAGCTGACCAGAAGGCAAACCTCGGCGTTGCTTACGCCGAGGCGGCGAAGACCGCTGCGCACATCTCTCATACCGCTGAGCGGTTGGATCGTGCGTATCGGGCACTTCGTTCTCGTAACTTTTGGGAAGTTGCGAAACAACTTAACATCAACTTCTCGACCTCCCCTGGTCCGCGGCGCTATGCCCGGTCTCCTTGGAAGGCACCCGATGTCCATAAGACATGGTTGGAGTATAAGTATGGGTGGATGCCCTTACTTATGGATGTTAAGGGGACAGCTGAGCTCTTTGCCCAGCATGTCGTCGGCCGCCCTCTCCGATTCAGCGTTCAGGCAAAAGTCGATGTTCCGTTCGTTACGGACTCTTCTACGTCTTATGCTGCTTTCGGCGGTGGTACGGCTTCGTGGAGTGAGACCCTCTCTGGGTCTTATTCTGCGCGGTCTAAGCTTTGGTTGGAGATCACTAATCCACACCTTGCGGCTTTGCAACAGATGGGTCTGACTAACCCTCTTCTTGTTGCATGGGAATTGGTCCCGTACAGCTTCGTTCTCGACTGGTTTATTTCAGTCGGGGATTGGCTTAAGGGGCTATCTGCCCTCCACGGTGTGAGCATTCGAAGGGCTATGCGATCTAACATCAATTCGTTAACGTATACCTATTCTCAACCTGCCACTACGGCGGTGAGCTCTGGGTCGACTTTTCGGAATGGTGCCAAGGTCGCTATGGTCCGCCAACGTGCTTACAATCGTGGGATACCTAGTGTAAATTCGTTCGATCTGTATCCGCCGATTAATGACAATCTTGGGTTTACCAAGTTAGTCACTAGTCTGGCGCTGCTTCGAGCGGCTCATCGTTAATCGATATTACTTTCCTCCTTAGGAGTGTCATTATGGCAGCAGCTGCCGACCTTACCCTCAAGAACAACGCTGCGGCGAACGTCACCTTTTCGGTCTATTCGGTTAATCCCGATAGTGTCGAGTGGGTGGAGTCCGGCGCTACGTCGATTCTTGGTACGTCTCGTTTCGTTTTGACCCGAAAGGTTCCGACGGATAAGGCGAACGGTGTTTATCGCATCGGGGGCAAACTCACGCGACCCGTAATCAACGGGACCACGGGAGCTTTGGACGGGACCTATACGGCCACGTTCGAGATCCTCCGCCCTGCAAAGCTGACCGTCGCTGACGCTGATGAACTGGTTGCTCGCTTCAAGGAAGCAGTAGCCCAGGCCATCGTCAAGACTGCAGCCGAGTCGGGCGCCATTCCCACCTAATGAAAACATCCATATGAGCACTTCAAGCGACTTGAGACTCTGGAACAGAATGGTCTTTGACCTTCTGACTTACGACTGCGCATGCCTGCAATCGCAGGCTACGACGTCGGATCTCGTGGAGTGGAGCTTAGCCCCCTACCGGTGGTGTAGTCCTCGCTCTTCGTTCCATCCCCGTAATTCTACTTCCTTATTCGCTCTTCACAGAGTGGCGAAGGATTTGGAGATGGAGGATATGTATGGATTTATCGCAAACGTTGGAATGGTTGGGCGAACTGATTGTCTTAATTCTTCGGATTTTGTATTTTATGAATCCTTAGGACCTGATTGTTGGTTCGTACTCGGTCTCTCCCTTACAGGAGAGACTGATGTCTCATAGGAGCTCCCGCCGACTAAAGTCGGCGGTTGGTTCACTCAACACTACGTTGAGTGATTTCAGATGTCCCCCTGGACTTCTGTTCTCTGTTGCTTCGGATTTATATGAATCCCTCAACACGCCAGTCTCACTATCTTGTGAGATTCTTCTCCGCTATGGCGATCTCGAACAGCTTGTTCGGAAAACCGTAGTTCCGCGATCTTATAATTCAGCCTCTCAATTCGCTGACGACTATCAGGCCGTTAGCTTTCTGAAGAAGGCCCCCTTGAAAATACAGGGTGTAGATCCCGAAGCAGCTGCTAAGATTAAGTTCTTAGAGGCTGAGGAGGCGTGTAGACAGACTAACTCCCGGATCCGATCGTTTTCCCTTACTCCCCACAAAGTGGCGAGTGACCTAGTCGTGCGCGTCCTATCTCGCGCCGTAGGAGAAATCGGGAAGATCTTAGGTTCCGAAGTTGACTGTCGTGAATGGATTCACAGCTGTCGGTTTGGCCCCGGTGTATTCAATCACCCTAGGTCCACGGGACTCACGTCCCTTTACGATAAGCTGCAAGTCCGGCCGTCCGTGTCTCACGACTTGGCGGATTTGGGGTCTCTGCTCGTGATGAGCCAGCCCCACTGGGCCCGATCGATTACAGACATCGAAACTGATATGGCATGGCCAATCGTTCGAAGTTCGGACCTCGACCTGGTTCCAGGCAACAAAGTAGCTTTCGTGCCGAAAACCGCTGTCACTCACCGTGCAATTGCAATCGAACCTTTGATTAACATCTATGCCCAGTTAGGGTTAGGTGCAATGTTAAGGCGCCGATTACTAAGACACGGAATGAACTTAAATGATCAGTCCGCTAACCAGCGGGCCGCTCTCAAAGGTTCTAGTGACGGTTCTCTTGCTACCATTGATTTAAGCTCCGCTAGTGACACTGTCGCTAAGGAGCTTGTGAGATTCCTGCTCCCTGAGCGGTGGTTTCACGTCCTGGATATATGCCGATCAAAAGTTGGTATGTACGAAGGTAAGTGGTTAAGGTATGAGAAATTCTCCTCTATGGGGAACGGTAGCACATTCGAGTTGGAGACCTTGATCTTTCTCGGTCTCTCGCTCGCGGTGTGTACAGAGCTGAACATCGACACTACCGAAGTGTTGGTCTACGGCGATGATATTGTAATCCCTGTTGCCGCTTATGACTCTCTGTTTGAAGTTTTGACTTTTTGCGGCTTCATGTTTAACGACACGAAGTCTTTTAAGTCTGGCCCTTTTAGAGAGTCATGCGGTAAGGATTACTTTAACGGCCACGATGTTCGTCCATTCTTTCAGAAAGAATTACCTGATGAGATTCAAACTCTCTTTCGCCTCGTTAACGGTATACGCATGCTTGCTAATCGGCGGGGCAGCTCTTGTAGCTGTGACCGTCGACTGCTTAGCGTCTGGCGTACCGTCTTGCGTGCGATCCCTCGTTCAGTCGCTCGAAACCTTCTTGTTCCGGCCCACGCCGGTGATTCCGAAGGAATAAAGTGTGACTGGGACGAGGCCCAAGCCTCCCCTTTCGTCCTCCCTCGGGGGGACGGTTGGGAAGGTTTCGTTGGGCTCAGGTACCAAGCCATGCCTGTTGAAGGCATGCCTCCCAGTAATATGCTGGGACTTTTGGCATCATTGCTAATGCGCTTGGGTGACGATGGTAAGTTCCAGGCTCAATTGCTAGGTCTTCCCCGTGAGGGGTGGACTTCGTGGCTTTTGAGCCTGGATGATCGCCCAGCTGTTTCTCCAAGACAGCTGAGGGGTTCATCTTACCGGCTACGAGTAGACGCCTTTTACGGCGCCTGGACTGACTTAGGTCCTTGGTTGTGACCTAGGTCTTTCGGGGATTACCCCTAAGAGAGAAGTGC